GGGGAGTCCATTCCACTACACTAGTAAGCCTTGCAGACAATGCAGCATTGACGGAATACCCACGCCAAGCGATACCTATAACATTCGTGTCTGAGGAGTCAATGGAGGTGTTGGAGTTCCAAGTGGAATAGCGATCATCAAATGCGCCTGGGTACCACTTACAATCAACTTGTTTCTTAGTCAAAGCTGCCCGTGCAGCAAACAACGCAAAGAAATCATTGACCGAGTTGGTACCAAATGTGCTATCCAAACTCGTCACCCCACAGGCAACCTCACCTGTCATGTTGGTGACACTTACAGCACTAGGTAAAACACTTACACAAGCAGCAAGTGCACGAATCTTGGCTGCAGAGCCGGTCAGAAATGTCTGCCCGGGTGCCTGTGGGAAGCCGGTGGATGCCAAAATATAGCTACCCAAGGAGATGGGGATGCCATTGGTGGGATCATTCTGAAATGATGAGTAGACCCCACCTGAATTTGGGTGGAACAATATCACACCAGAAGTGGCAGTGCCGGCAGCAACACTATTCAATGTTCCATCGGATATAAACCTCTGGATAAATCCTCGCTCCCCAGGATAAACAGCCTGGAGATCCGTATCGGCATTACATGGATCATTGAGCAGTGCCATGTACCGGGGTACATGATTGTCCCCCCTCCTTTGGCGGCGACGTCTCGGGGCGGATGGTCTGGATGAACTATTCACTTTGGGCTTGCTCTTGGACATTTTATTTCTTGCCATGATGGTATATTTATTTATCAAACAACAGATAAGACAAACTATCACTCACTAACAACGGGTATTGTGTGGGTGGTAAAACGGGATTATACTCGATTACAGGTTGGGGCCCATCGAAACTGGTGCGTGGTAACCCAGTATAATACTGTTCGATGGCAATCTGCTCGTGAGGCGTCAACCCAAAAGCCAGGAAAAAACTATACCTGGCCTGGTCACTAACGTCAGAGCTTCCAGAAGTACATCCCTTGGCATGCCAATAGGTGCCAGAGTGTCTCGGAATAACACTCTTGGCACCAGTGGCCAAAGTGGGGTAGAAGGATGAAAACACGGGTAGACCTCTCGACCAAGCAACCCCACACTCAGAAATTGCTTGTCGGATACCCTTGATTTCATCCGCAGTCCGCCCCACATGGACCACATCAGTGAAC